CTAAGGATATACACACCTCCTGTAGCTGTCAATCCTATAATAGCTTTATTACCTGTGGAGTCTTTAACAATCATAGAAACTGTGAAGTTATTAATAGCTACATTGGGAGCTACTGTTACCTTAGTATAGGCTACACTCTTATAGCCTTGCCCTACAGGTAGTACATTGTGTAGATATGCTACCTGTGGGATACCTCTATCTCTATCTGGGTCTGAGGTATTATTGAGATTCTTAGGTAGATAGTTCTCATCTAGTTGAGGTATTACTACACTTCTACCTCCGAATCCAGAGATAAAAGGGAATGACCCAACTGATAGATTACCTCTGAATACTGTCTGTGCCATTAGATACCTCTACTTCAAGTGGTTTCGTAACCAGTCTAATGCTCCTACACCTAGGAGTGTAACTAGTCCTGTAAGAGCGGATAGTATAATAGAACCTGCTATCCTATCCTGAATTCGTTTCCTTCTTATCTCTTTATCTTGCCTCTCTTTTATAAGAGCTGCTATAAACTCGTGTTGGTTACTGTGTGTCTCTGGGTCAATCCACATAGTATGATGATGCTCTTTCATTTTACATACTACTGCTTCTGCTATATCATCAGGATTTAAGTTCTGAGCGTTCATGGTAAAGTTCTCTCTGAGAGGGCTGCATTAGTGCAGTGATTAGGGTCAGCTATAGATAGTATCTTGCATAGATTAGCACAGAAAGCACAAGGAGTATTAGATACTTGTGATAGTCCGCACTCTCCAGATATAGTTCTTAGTCCTGAGAATCCTAAGATAGCTGCATTAAGCCTATCCACAGAAAGTATTATGTTACGCACTCTTTCTAACTTATGTGTAGGATGTACTAGAATCAGAACTATCCCTATCAATGGAGTTACTAGAGCCACAAAAGCTCCTAATATAAATACACACCATATACTCATAAGGTATATAGCTAATATAAGTCTATGTTTTAATATCATGGCAGCACCAATGGTATGTGATAAGCTACTGCTGCAGTCTTAATAGCAGTGTACTGTGCTGAAGTTATCACACTTCTGCTATTAGCATCTAATATAAGAGCTTGCACATCTACCCACTGCTGTGCTTGTATTGCAGGAAAGAATGCAGGATACACTACCATGAGAGCATTAGCTGCAAGTATGCCACCAACTCCTTGCTTAACTGCCTGTGCAAATCCAGTAGAATCTGGGACTTGTGATAATGCTAGCAGCTCAGGAGAGTTGTCAGCAAGTACTTCTATTGCGTAACTCTGCTCATTATTAAATACTCCTGTAATCTTTCCTGTGGCGTCTCTTGATACATACATGATTTTTATTCCTTATGAAAGTGCTAAATCTCTATAACCTAGGTTGTATATATTTACTGTAGTAGAGGTGGTTGAAACAATCCTAATAGCTCCTACCCCATCTGTATAACTAGATACTCCTGACCCTGGGTATACAATATTACCTATAGCCCCACTACCTCCAGCGGCAGCAGGGTCTGATACATATATTGTTGTTGCTGCCGCTGCAAGAACTGTTAAATAAGCATAACACTTTCTACCTTGTGGTACAGTTAGTGCTAGTGTGACAGCCGTGGAACTTACAGAAAAAAACGAAGCGTCTAAGATAGGATTATACCACATGAAATCTCTATCTACTTGAGTAAAGCCGAGCCAGCCAGGAGCACCAAAAAATCTAGTAGCTCCTATGTATCTGTACTGAGTATAACCTGTTGGCAGTGCAGGAGCATAAGGACTAAGACTGAATATAGTATCTACTACTCCAGTATCTGGGCGACGAATTAAGTACCAGTAGTACCAACTAGCGCCACCTGAAATTGTTCCCGTATCTAATCCACCTACTCCTGTACCAACTGCCCAAGCAGCAGTGGTTTTATATAGTGGAGTTTTCAGATATAGCATTACTGTGCCTGTACTATCCAAAGCTGCTCCAGCATTTACAGCTAGATTATATCCATTAAATCCTCGTACAGTATGTACAGTCTCAGATGCTATAACAGGAATAGACCTAGATATAGTGTAAGTTCCTACACCTCCACCTCCAGGTATTGCAGTTATATAAGTACCTTGTGGCACTCCTGAAGCTACCACAGAATCTCCAACAACTACGGCAGCACTACCTGCTGTAGTACAGGTCATAGTTGTACCACTGAAACTACAAATAGCACCTACTACTGTAAGTACTGACATAGTAAGACCTTGGATATAATCTAAAGGCACAGGAATGTTATTAGTGCCTAGAGAGTATATTCTATATATCTTAGCTGTAGTTGCTCCAGACTGTATAATTACCTTATACTCCTCACCTGCTATTATGCGCTCATCATGAGTGTCAAGAGTTATAGGAGTTAGAGAACTTACCTGAAGTGTAGGAGTTTGTATAGTACTTGTGTAGGCAGCTACAAATGTAAATTCTTGCCCTTCGATTTGAGTTAGTACAGTTAAAGGAGGGAATACTCGTATAGTATTAGCAGTTCCTGTAGCAAGTCCACAGTACTGAATTGTGGTGTTAGCTCCTAGTAACAGTGCAGAATTAATAGCTTGTGTAGATGCAGCAGTAGCAGAGGATGCACTTGCGGCGGCGGCTGCTGCACTGGCTGCTGCGGCAGATGTATTAAGAGTAGCTACATATGCCTTAAGAGTTCTAAGTTCTGCAGCTGCATAGAATGCATCATCGTTGTCCGCTGGTCTGGTGCTATCTGTAGCACTCGGTGTATATACTCCTGGCATTTTATTCTCCTGTATCTCTTATACTGCACTTGTTATATTAGAGGACTGTAGTATTGCTATGTTATCTTGACTCATAGCTTGGTATACTTTGAACTCTTCATCTTTACCTATCATACGGAATACTGTACCTGCCGCCTCTTCAGTTATAGCATCACGGAAATCTGTAGCTATCCATGAGTTATAAGTAGCTCCATCTGTTATTGGGTAACTATAGTACTGGAGCTGTATTGCAGCTGGAGGTTTCTGACACTTGAGAGTAAGTCCTAAGCCCGCACGAAAGAAGTAGTTAGCACGTTCTACATTATAAGAATCAAATATATTCTCAGGGTCTAGTGGAGGATACTGTACCTCTCTACCTGTAAGTGGGTAGTTGTAATCTTGTACAGTCTTAACAGCTCTTATCAGCGGATAAGGACTTAGGTCTATAGAGAAGTGATTATCAGCCTGAGTAGGTAAAGATATAACTACAGTAGAAATATCTTTTATGTAGAATACAGCACCTGAGATACCTCCAGATGTGCGCTGTCCTAGGGTATGCATACGTACAGTAGCTTTAGTTACAGCTAATGCAGTCTCAGCTACTAAGTCTGGACGATTAGTATGTGTATATACATCATTGATAATACTCTGTAACAGTGCGTTAGGAGTGCTCATATTAGAAGTCCTGTAAGTAAGGTATTAAATACAGGAGACTCATGACTTCTGAATCCCCTGAGATTACTATCTTAGCCTACTAGCTAGATGCTTTAGCAGCTGCAATCATTCCAGCTACATCCATTCCTGAGCTGGAGCCAGATGCGGCATCATTGATAGTTGAAGAGTTTGCCATGCCTAGATTTGCTAATGGAGTTGAGTTGCCCATATCCTTGTCTTTGGCTGCATTAGCTGCTTGTTCAGCTAGGTAGTTAGCAATAACTTGTTTCTTAAGCTCTGCTAGTGGGTCTAAGTCGGCAGAGTCTACTACCTCATAACCAACTTTGACTGTGATGATAGGGTGACGAGCTGCAACTTCTGCATTCAGCTCTTCTACTTGAGTTGGAATACTCGTACTAAATACCCCCGCAATAAAACCTGCTACAGTTCCATCTTTGAATACATATTGAACACTTGGCATTGAGCTGTAATACACATTGACTTTTGACATTTGAATCTCCTATTGGATTTAAGTGAGATACACCAGACTTATACTACATCTGATGTATCCCGCACTTTAGTTAGCTACTATTAACCTGCTGCCGCAGCTGTTAGAGTAAAGATTACTGAGTTAGCTGGAGGATTCTTAACTACTGTAGTAAGTTCAGTTGTAAGAGTTCCACCTACTGCATCAATACCATTGTCAGTAGCATCGTTGTCCATATTGAACTCTTTATTCTGAGTCTTACGGTCTCCTAAGTACGCTACACGGAAGGTACTTAAGTCAACTGCTACAGCCATCTTAGACCAGTCTGGGTTGCTATTGAACAGTGGATGTTCGATAACACGGAAAGTTCCACGAGCAGTTTTAAATGTAGAGAACTGCAAGCCCCAGTTAGTTTGACCATCTACAAGGTAGTAAGTACCATTCAGACGCCCAATGTTATTGATGACTTTCTTAGCAGTACCACCTACGAATAGTACACGCTCATTAGCAACTTTAGGGTCACTAGCCTGATTGAATACAGGGTCTAAGAAACCTTCAAGTTGTGTGAAGTTAGTAGTACCGCCAGCTGTGTAAGAGTTGACTACAGCAATACTTGCAGGGTAGTATGCAATGTTACCAACAATAGGAATCAAACCATCACAAGTACGGAATGGCTGACCGTTACGAGTACCTTGTGTCTTCTGACCGAAGAACAGAGCTTTCTCAATATCAGCTGCATGGAAGGCTGCACAGTCTTGACGAGATTCAGCTACGTTAGTTTCTCCTGCAATCATCATAGTTGAGCGGATTGTATCTGTGATAGCCCAAGTATTACGGAAAATCTGAGTGTAGTTAGTAATACGAACAGGGTTAATTACAAGTGCTGAAGGACGCACAGAACCTTCTTCGTATGCATTACCTACTTGATACAAGTTAATAGATGCAGCGATTGCAGCAGCAGCTACTCCACCCAAGCCACGAGTTACTTGTACTTGAGTACCACTCAGTACGCTATTGATGATGATGTTCTCACCAGTAGAAGTTACACGCATAATCATTCCTGGAAGAATGTTAGTTGTGCTACCCACCGTGAAAGTAGTATCAGTTGAAAGTTGACCAGCTGCACTCACTGTAAGTTGTGGGAATAACATAGTCTTAGTGAAGAAGCCATGCTCAGTTGCTACTGCTGTTTCTGATTGCAACATAGAAGTCATTGCGAACAGAGGTGCAGTACCATTAGGCATGAGGCGTACAATCATACCAGGAAATGACTTCTTAGCTAAGTCCTGTGTAAGATTGTTAGTAGTAAAGATACCGATTGACATGATTGGATTCCTTGTAGAGTTGTAAAAGTTTTGTTTCGATACTTAAATACTTAAATACTTAAATGAGCATAATCTGCACAGTAGTGGCAGAGGTCACTGTTAAGATGAACTCACGGGCACTGTTAGCTGGGACTGTAGAAGTACCATTAGCAACAATAGTTACTCCAGCACCAGCAGTAATAGTCTGTATAAATGCTACTTGGTTAGAGATGTATCCGTAGGTAGAATCACCGATGTTAGCTCCAGACATAGCAGCTAAAATGTTAACAGCTGTGTCAGTTGCATCGCTGTAAGCACCTGTAGGTCCCGTACGCTGAACTACGCCTCCTAACATTGCAGCAGCTGTAAGTACTCCAGCGCCTACAGTTGCAATGTTAGTAATGAGTGGATTAACTGCAGCACCCAGAAGTCCTGGCTGACACAACCTTGCTGTTACATCGTCTGACCCAATAAGCAGTGGACGTTTAAATGACATAATATATTACTCCTATATAAATTAAAAAACTGGCTACTTAGATACTTAGATACTTAGATATCTAACCTAGAAATGTACTCCAGTCAGTTTCAGTTGCACCCTTGTTTCCAGGAGTTACTACTGGAGCTGTCTTAGGAGCTAGAGCATCTGCAAATGATGAGAGATACTTATTAGCCATCTCTTTAATCTCTGCTGTAGAAGCTCCAGGATTCTTAATAGTTAGACGTTCCTGAATTGCACTTAGTACGGGGGCTGCTGCTGGGTGGGAGAATACTGCATTCTGTTCTCTTAGTGATTCAGAGATGTTCAAGTTCTTTACCTTATCAGCAAACAACTTCTCACTAGCTTCTGTGGATTTGCGAATTGCTTCTTTAACTATCTCTGAAGTTGCTATTGCGGATTGCGCATATACTTGCTGGGAAGTTTTGTTCATTGCTTCTAACAGTGCAGTTGTTGCACCTTCACCACCAGCGTTAATCTTTGCAAGAAGTTCAGGACTTAGAGTCTTAGAAAAGTCTACCTTACCAGCTGCTTCCATGAGTTGTTTGTGGTCTACTGTAAATAACTCAGTATTAGCTGGAGGAATTGGCTTGCCTTCTGCATTGGTTGGAGCTTCCCACATCTTAGAAAACTCGTCAAGCGGGTTCGTGGCTGGCGCTGGAGTTGTAGGAGTTGCAGGAGCTGGAACTATCCCATTAGGTGCAGTGCCATTAGATTGTGCAGTTGGAGAACCTTGTGGAGCTGGAATATTTCCAGGACTTCCAGGTTGTGGTTGTGTTTGTGTAGGAACTGCTGTAGTGTTAAACATATCCATGATACTCATGATTGTATTCCTTATAGTAGATTGTGAGTTACGAGTTGTAAGTTACGAGCTGTTGTGCTAGGAGGAGTTTCTATTGGAGTTCATTTCATCTCGCATATCCTCCTCTGCAACTTGTGATACTTGTAATAGATAAGTAAGTACATCTAACTTACCTTGATGGTACGCCATATCCTGTGCAAACTGCATTGGATGCTCTGGGTCATATACTAGATTAAGCTTAGTATGAGCTGTTAGAGATATTATGTTCTGTACACACTCACGCTGATGAGTACTAAGAATCTCTCCAATACGCTTCTCAGTATCTGTATGCTCATAGGAAGTAAAACTATTAGGAACGATTTTGCTCACTTGAGACTCCTTGTGGATTGTAGTTAAATTGTTGTGGCTGAGGTTGTGGAGGTAACACCTTCTTAAGTTCTGACATCAGTTTGGTAATATCTTCTAGTGTCTCTGCCTTAGAAGATATAATCTTAAACTCTTCTGACATACTAGTTACAGCTTGTTGCCATGACTGTACTGCTTGTTCATATGCAAGTTGTTCTTTGGACTTCTCAAACTGTGCAATGTGCGCACCTTGTGTTTTCATGAGATAGCTAAATAGTGCTGACATATCATAAGCAGCAGCAAGCTGTGGAGACTGCTCAAGAGTTTGAACTGCTACTCTCATGCTCTCAGCTCCTACTAATTTATCAGTAGGTAAGAGACCATCAGAAACTTCAAATGCTAAGATAGACTTACGAAGTACTGTAGGGTCAACTGAAACTGCTGACTTAGTAGAAGTATTGTATACAGTTGTAGCTCCTTGGTACTGGAGAATATTGATTTTAAGTATCTCTTTAATAGGAGTATAGAACTGTGCTTCTAGTAGCAGTGAACAGTTCTGGTCTCTGCCATTAGCATTAGCCATTACATCTGCATATTCATGTTGAGTCTTATTACCCTTAACAAACTGTCCTTGGCGAGCTGGATTCTGCCCACTTACAGTATCAGCCATTCGCAGTATTTGTGGAGTCTCCTGAAGAATAATACCACTTTGGTCATCTCTGAAAGGTATAGAGTAGTAGGATTCATTTAGTGGCTTACCATAAGCTGCTGGCAAAACTGGTATCTTAGCAGATGGATTAGGACTGTTAATATGTTTTTCTGATATCCTAGATGGGTCATAGATACCTCTATCTGAGATAGCTCTACGACGTGCAGCAATTGCTGAGTTCCAGAAACTAGAAGTTATGTGTTGGAAAGGTGCAACATTCTGTGCTAGTGATTTAGTCTGGTATCCTAGTCCATCTTCTAGAGGCTGTAAGAATATAATAGGTAAGTATCCATGCGCATTAGTTTGACGCTCGGCAAAGATAACTACACTGTGATTAACTATCAGAAACTTCCATATCTGTGGAGTGTTACGAGAAGGTACAGATAGTCCGAAGTCATTAGGTATAATCTTAGCATATAGAGTTGTAACTTCGTATATATTACGATACTGTATCTTCTGTTCGCTACCTGCTATAGATGCCCATGCGAGCCAGTCAGTACTCTGACGAGGGTTTTTATTCATCAGAGCTTCTTGGTTTATGATAGGAGTATAGTAGGATTCAGCAGTTCCAGCTCCAGCCATACCTTCACCGATGCCAGATTCTAGAGCAGTAATTACATTCTCTACTAGCTTATCATCTAACTTATTTATGAATGATTTAAGTTCTATACGTGACATAATCTCAGTATAACCTGCGAACTCTCCACGACTGTGAATCTCAGCAGGTATTACACGAGTATCCCAGAAACAGTTATACAAGTCTAGATGCTTAATAGTATTACCTTGCCATATAACTTCTTTCTGCTTGGCTTGTTTAACTGAGAAGCTCAGGTCTGTTTCTAAGGAAGCAGTTGTAAGTTTACTCCACACAACTTCTGCAGCACCTAAGTTGTATTTAAATCCATCTCTCATAACCATCTGTAAGTGCCGTGCCCAGCCACCTCTGGTAGAGTTCTCTTGAATAATAGATTCTAGTTGTAATGCGGCATCTTCATTAGCAGCATCGCTTGAAATACCGAAGATAGGATTACCTGTTAAGAACACACTAGATTGGTATGTGACTGCTGCTTCTATTACAGGAAGTACTACAGGCACAGTTATGTTCTGGGTGCGAGTTGCATCTCCGTACTTATTGCTCAGAGATGCACGAGACTGTTCAGTAGTCTTATCAGTCTCTCTCATATATACCATGTCTATCTGACGTAGTTGTTCTCTGATGTTAAACTGCTGATTTAACATACTAAAACACTGTCCGTGGTAGGCTATGATAGCTTCCTGAACTTTCTTAGTTACTACTATTCCTGTTGTTGCCTGCTCTGCAGCCATGATATATTCCTCGTGTGTTAGAAGTCTGTGTTAGGTGCATCTACATCTATTTCTAGTGTGCTGCTTCTGTGTAGGATTCCGCGAGCTACTATTTTAGTTGCGTATTCTACTATTACTCTGGGCGCATAATGTAATAAGTCGAGTATTCCATCAGTATTATCTTTACGCAGTGGCGAGAACTGAGTAGCTTGGTTGTATACTGCTGTTCTAACTGCGGGAGATACAAATATCTCACCTGCTAACCATGCTTTAAACATCGCTAAGATTCTAGATGTCTTAGAAGCTGTACCACTATAGATTGGAACTGCCTCTATTCCTATTATTCCTAGTTGCAAACAGATAAAATCGAACCAATAGTTAAGAGAGTACTGATACGCATTGGATTCTACGACTATTAGTGAGCAGTGATGCTTGAGAGCCATAGTTATAGCTCTTTTAATTGTATCTCCAGGTGAGAATGCGCCCTCCTCTAGAGCTACAAGTACTGGATAGGAGTCATAGACTTCGAAGTATCCGATACTTACAGCATCTGCACCAGGTTTATCAGTGGCAGGGTCAATGACTATGAAGTTACCTATGCAAATCTCCTCTGGAGTATAAGGATATTTAGGTAACTTAGTTAAATCTATTGCTGTACCTTCTGCTGCTTCTGCATCATTGAGTACTTCAGCTAAGAATATCTCTGGATGTCCCATAGCTAAGTCAGACTCAAACTCACGCAGTAGTTGTGAGATAGGTTGTAACTCTTCCCACAGCGATTCACCAGTGGAGAGAATACCTCCAGCTATAAACTTAATCCATAAGGGGTTTGATTTAAGTTTCCTAAGTATAGAGAACTTAGTTGGGTACATATTAGCTACAAATAGGAACAGACAACCTGCAGGTGACTTAGCTTTCATAGCTGTACCTACCATCCAACGCTCTAAAGTATCAGATTGTATTGCAGAATCTGCACACTCACGAGTTTGTATATCTTCGAATATCATTACATCTGGGCGCTCATTTTTAATATTCAAGCCTCGAAGAGAAGTACCAGCTCCAAGTGCTGCAAGAGTTATATTACGTCCCCTATATCCGAACTTCTTAATACCTTGCGTGTCTTTTTCAAGTCCTAGTTTCCAGTCTCCAAATACAACTTTAATGTTGGGTTCATTTAACATATCTTCTACGTCAGCTAGTATGTTCTCTGCTAATCCAGCTGTGGAAGATACTATAAGTATGAACTTCTTAGAGGTAAATAGAATACAGTATAATATGAATAGTTTTACTAATGTAGTCTTACCGAAGCCTCGAGGTAATCCTAGAGCAAGTTGAGTAAAGTCTCTGGTTTTATGTACAGTAGTTACAAGCAATGCCCACACAGCTAGGAATACTGCAGGATATGCGAACTTAAATACTGTAGGCATTGCCAGAGGTGCGAGAAAGTTAAGTTCAGATTTTGCAAGACTAGATACTTCTGAAGTTGTGAATGCAGCTTCTTGCACTTCATGTATCTTAGTTTCTGTAGATTCTGAATCTATAGATAGTGAGATATCTTTTAGAGTTCCTAGAGATTCTAGTGCCTTATCTCGCTCTTCTTTAGTAAAGCCTAAGGAGTCTACTATTTGCATATAGATACTCCTGAGAGTTCCAGACGTAGAGATAGGTTAAGAAGTATCTTAGCAGCTTCTAACTTGTTAGCTTGCATCATAGGATTAGAGATTCTTAGTGGCTGAGTTTCTAAGCTCTTTAGCAGCTCTAATTCGCTCTTGGACTGTTCCTTCTGAACTTCCAGTTCTGTTCCCAGTTCTGTCTCTGTCTCTAGTTTTATCATCTTGTATATTTCCTTTTACAGTAGCTAGAAGGTGCTTAGGAGAAATAGTTAGCAGTTCTTGTTCGCCAGTTTTAATTACAGAGTTTTTTGTATCTACTTGGAATGATTGTATTACACTAGTTGGTAGGATTAGTTGTACAATAGTCTGTTGGTTATGTATAGTTTCTGGAGCGGATTGACCTCTCCTCTTAGCAGCATTGATTACTGAGAGAGCTTTAAGTATCTCCATTGGACGGTGCATGAGAGGTAATAAGTCTCTCATCTTTTCTAGGAGTGCATCTTCTAGTGCATCATATCCTAAGTCTCTGGTGTTATGTTTCTGCAATGCCTCGTAGCGCAAAGCTGTAACTTCTGAGGCTATATCAGTCTGAGACATTAACTGTGATATGTAACCTGCTGTTACTCCCAGGGTGTTAGCTACTATCTCTGGATTGAGTCCTGAGCCTAGTAGTGAGATAGCTCTTTCTATTGTGGAGTTTCTTGCTATCTTTGCTTGTGTGGATAGTTCTGATTTAGTTGCGCTCATGGGTATGTTCCTATCTTGGGATGAGATTCTTGGAATCTTAGGAGTATACTACACGTTTATAGTATCTTGTAGCTAGTAGGGTATCTAAAAAAGTTTAGAAAATTGTATGTTGTCGCATAGGTTAGCAGCGAACACATCAACTTAAAAAGGCTTCCACCCCATCATATTATAATATTATTATTATGTAGATGCGCAGTATGTATGCAGTATGTATGCAGTATGTATATGTTCTTATAAATGAGAATGTATTCTCAAGAATGAGAACTATAAGTTACTGATTATAAAGGGATTGTTATATATGAGAATGATATATTCTAGGAAGTGAGAAGAGTAGTAAGTTAGTGAGTAGTCATATTACAAGTTATGCTGTAAGTATATGATTATAAAGGATAATTATTTTTTGTTGGTTGTAGATAGTTGGCACGAGTATTGCTTTATATATAGGGCAAGGATAATTCTTGCGAGTGTAGTTTAATGTAGTTTAATTTTATAGGGGACATATAACATGAGCAATCATCAAATTAGTAATACAGTGAATAACAGCAACGGGGTTACAATGGCACATGAATATAACGCTAAGAAACCACCACTAATTGTAAATGGTAGCAGACTAGTAGTAACGAAGTTTAAAAATACGCAGGAGTTTAATGCTCCAATGCCTAACCAATTCACCGAAATACCCGAGATTGATAGTAATGAAGTGTTAGACAGCATCACAGCTTTATTGCCACATATAATCACGATGATAGAATCTGTACAGAATGACATCGTAAGAGATACATTACTTGAGCATGGCGCTGGCTGTACAATACAATTGGACAGTTTAAGCATAGAAAAGTGTATCAAGTACATGAGCAATGAAGCAGTAAGCAACAGGTTATCTAAGGAAAGTATCGGCGTGTGGTACGATGCAGAGGTTAAAGATTACCTTATGATTGCCATCGCGGATAAGTTAGGCGTGAGTGATACACCTAGCGCGAGTGATACAGTAAGAATTAATAGAATCATAGAGGATTATAAAACTAAATATTGCGCATTAGCAGGGTCTAAAACGTCATATAGTAAAGATGTATCGCATAAACTTATTAGAGGATTAGAGGTATCAGGCGCGGATAACACTCGATTAGGTGCAAGTTTTATTAATAAGCTTAAAAATATGCAGGAAGTAAAAGAGGATATGTTGGGACTGTAATTACAAGGTACAGAATGTAGAATGTAGAGCAGTTATATAACAGTGTGACAGGCTGTTATATAGCGTAACTTTGCGCTAATTGAGATATATGGAGACTTGAAAATGGATACTATACGGAATTGTGTTATCGGGACATCACCCAATGACGGGCTTGCTAGAATAGAACTAGCTAACGGTGCGATAATGATAATCACGGCAAGATATAAGTTAGATTCACTTAATGAAGTAAGGGAGCTTAGCACTGCTCTATACTACGGGGTGAGAATACCTAATACTAGTATGATTAGATACTCCCCGAAAGAACGAGACTTGGCACTCGAAGTATGGTCTGTGCTAACTGAGATAAGAGAAAAGAAAAAGGGAAGCCCTGTATATCTGAATTATCAGGATTAACAGTATTATCAGGATTAGCCTTATTACCGTTATACCGAAGGGGGACTGTCTAGCACTTTCCCCTTTTTGGTTACCTTGTATAACTATCTACTCTTATTAGTATACATATAACTATCTTAGTTTGTAGGGGAGTGTATGTAATAAATTTTAGATATGGGTATAAAATAGGCATAAGACATAGATACTAACTCAGATAAAATCACAAGGTGAAAAATCGGGAGGGGAGGTATGCGATACATGAATAATATGGATAATTTAAATAATATGGATAATATGAATAATCAGGGTTCGGATAACATAACATACAAGGATTAGATAAAATGAAACAAGATAATAATAGAATCACTGAAACACTAAGCGCAAATAGTGAGTATGAAGCGCATAAGATAATGTACGAAGCTAGAAAAAAAGGATATGCAATTATTGCATATATCGTGCATAGTTCGCATGATTACGAAATCAAGATACTAAAGAACTAAAGAACTAGCAACAAAATGAAGGCTTGACGTGAAAGTCTCAAATTGAGATAATCCGAAGCACAGCACAAAAAGAGATACTTTAATATAGTATCTCTTTTGTTTTGTGTGCATGATATAACTAACACTAAAACTAAAACTAACACTAAAAAGGAAGTGAAACTATTATGAAAATACTATGTGCATATTCAGGTGTAGAATATCAGGTACAGCATTTATCCTACTCACTAAGCGCAAGGGAGGTAGTGCATCCAGTATTCTATATACCTCAAAAGAATCTAATAACACTAGCTTATACCAAATGGGCAAGTGGAGAACTAACTAGCACAGATTCCTATCTGCTATTTTTGGCTCTACTAGCTTCAACTGAGCGTGTAGAATTCAGACTACCTACAATTAAAACAGCTATGACTGATGCTATCGTAGCATCTAACATGGAGAATCTAACCTCAGTTATAGCTAAGATGAATTGTATATCAGCACCTAGCTTCTTACCTCCACAGTTCGTACTAAGTACCGAAACTAGAACACTCCAGAATGTATCTAACTGGATAGCTATTTGGGAATCTTACATACAAGAATGGAATAGTTCCTATATCTCTGTATCTGAAGAACAGAAGCTACTACGTAGAACAGCTGCATTAGATAAGATGTTAAGTGCAGTAACAAGGAATGAAACTAAGCTACAAGGCTCACAAGGTGAGAAGGCATTTGCTAAGACTCTAGCAGACTGGGCAGATGTAGCTGGTAACTTCCCTAAGGATGCTACACTAGTAACAAGCTCATCAGGTGGAGCTGGTACTTACATACCTCTTAATGAGTACTGGAAACAGATTATAGTTAAGTGCTTCAATGCAGAAGCTATCTTCTCTATACCTAGAGAAGATATACAGGAACTAATAACTCACTGTGAGGATAATATCATACACGGTTCATCATATGCTTATAACTTAATGAAAGCACTAAGAACTGGAATGGCTAAGCAAGCTGACTTCCTAGGATTCGGAGAACTAGACTTAGATTCTAGTGTAGGATACAGAATCCTATCGAGTGATTCTAGTATAGAAGCTGCTAACTTAAATGCTATGATAGATTCTGCACCTACTGAGAAGCCTGTGGAATCTAACTATCCATCTAAGATAGCTTACTTAAGAGCTAAAGTTAAGTACGAACTGGCACAACAAGCACAACAAATTCAGCAGGTTCAGGAATCTAAGATAGGGGAACTAACACTATGAATAAAACTATGAATAACTCTTTAGAGAATACACAGTATAAACTTAAGACATTATATAATCCTAGCTCAGAACTGAATTCTCTATCAGTACCTAAACTAAGAAACATATCTCTTAAGGATTATAGGTTCTTAACAGATACTTGTTTCGAGATACCAGAATCTTACAGAGACTTATATAATATGTACTTCCTACTATACTGGAAAGGTTCTTATCTAAAGGAACGAAACAAGGAAGGCATACTAACATATGATTTCTCTATACCATATAGAATCATATTTACTAACATAACACCTGAGGAAGCATACAAAGCATCTCAGATAAAACTTAGTTTTAGATACCCAGTACTAGAATCTAAAATCTTACCAGCTGTTCTAGTAGCTAGAGCCAATCAACGTAGAGTAATTCAAAGAGAAGGGACATAGTATCATGGCTACATCACACACATCACACACATCACACACAGTAGGTATCTCACAATCTAGACTAGCAGAGTTACTAGCTCAAGCTAGAGCATCTAAACTAGATAAACTAGATAGCCCAGTAGATAGCCCAGTAGATATACAAGTATCTAATATACCCACTCAGACTAACCAACCTAACCAACCTTCTCAGTCTAGTCTATCTAGCACAGACCGTAATGGTAATACTATCTCATATAATAAAGAGCAAGCTGATTTCGTATCTCTAGCTACCTCAGGTAGAGACTGCATACTAATAGGTGCAGCTGGTACAGGTAAGACTACTTGTATGAAAGGAACTCTCACAGCTCTAATCCAAGCTGAACTATTACCTAGATTCCCATCTAGTATGGAACATAAGTATCTAACATCAGGTACTTACGGAGTAGCTGTAGTAGCTTACACTAGAAGAGCAACTAATAACATACGTAAGAATCTACCTGAGGACTTGCAAGGTAACTGCATCACAATACATAAGCTCTTAGAGTATCAGCCTGTAATCTATGAAGAAACTAACAGTGAGGGTGAACTTGTAACTAAGAGAGTATTCGAAGCTACTCGTAATAGATACAACCCACTAAGCTCATCTCTTAAGTACATAATAATAGAGGAAGCTTCTATGGTATCTGTAGAACTCTACAATCTAATCATAGATGCTACACCTCATAAGCCTACATTTATATTCTTAGGTGATATACAGCAGTTACCTCCAGTATTTGGTTCTGCTATCCTAGGTTATAAGATGTGTGAGTTACCTACAGTGGAGCTAACTCAAGTATATAGGCAAGCTCTAGAATCACCTATCATACGCTTGGCACATAGAATACTATCTGGAAACAGGATACCTGCAACTGAGTACCCAGACTGGAACTATAAAGGACAGCTCAAATTACATCCTTGGAAGAAGAAACTATCCAGTGATACTGCACTAGCTACAGTAGCTAAGTTCTTTACAGCTGCCATAGATAGTAACTCATATCTACCTTACGAGGATATTATTCTAATACCTTATAACAAAGCATTTGGTACAGATGAACTTAACAAGCACATAGCCTCACACATAGCTAGGAACTCTAATAAAGAAACATATGAGATAATAGCTGGATTCAACAAGCATTATTACTCAGTTGGAGATAAGGTACTATTCGATAAGGAAGATGCAGTTATAACTAAAATCTCACCTAATAGAATGTACACAGGTAAAGCTGCACAAGAACCATCTAGGACACTAGATTATTGGGGATATGATTCAGATAGAACTAACTCAGGAAGTTCTAAGGAGCATCATATAACAGATACTAATATGTCAGAAGCTGATATGGACTTCTTCCTAGAACAAGCATCTAATGCTTCAGACTCAGATAGAGTAACTCAGTCCTCACACATAGTTACATTACAGATGCTAGATTCAGATAGAGAAGTTCTAGTAGAAACAGCATCCGCACTTAACTCTATGATACTAGGATATGCTATCACTGTACATAAGTCCCAAGGCTCTGAGTGGAGTAGAGTATTCTTAGTACTGCATCAGTCTCATGCAACTATGTGCCAGAGAGAACTATTATATACAGCTGTAACTAGAGCTAAGCAAGAACTGTATGTAATCTGCGAGCCTGAGACTTTCACTAAGGGTATAGAATCACAACGCATCAAAGGTAATACGCTGGAAGAGAAGAGAGAGTACTTTAAAGGTAAGCAAGATACCAGAATCAATACACTAAACTAAAAAAGGAGAAAAATACCATGAATAAATCTAGTATATTTGATATGTTTGGAGCTGATGTGGATTTCTTCCTAGAAAATGACTCTACCCAAGAAAGAAGGTACAGAGAGAAATCTAGAAAGCAACTCCACAAGATAATAGGTTCAGATAGATGGAGATTCATACTAAAAGATGGAGCGTGTGATGTATTATCTAATCACCTAGATGAAGCTGAACTACGTAGAGTATTCCCCAAGTTAGCTGCTGAGTGTCTTAGAGTATATCTAGTACCTTACAACTGCTATCACAGAGTAGATAGGGTACTAGAAACAACTGCATATGGAGATATACAAGACTATGACTATGATATGCCTTCAGACTATACGATACATCTTTACAGACCTGTACATTCTAGATAGGCTAGATATCAAGGTATATTATTCTAGAGAGGAAACTATCCTACAAAATAGCACTTGACTTCATAACAGCCCTGTGAGATACTGTCTGTTCTGTGAAATGCAGAGATAACACAAGATAGTATCTCATAGTAACAGTATCATAACAACCTCTCACCAACTAAGGAGCATTACAATGGAACAAGCACATAACGTACATACCCAAGAACATAACCAAGCACACGCAGTTCACTCACCAGTACACGCAAACTTTGATAACAAGGTAGATTCACGTGAATTTAAGTTTCATTTCCGTAAAGATGACTTAGGTAACAAGCGTGCAAGTGTAGAACTTAAGTTACCTGTACCTTCAGTTGAAGGTGTAATTGATATTCTATCTAAAGGAGGTAAGCAACTAGACTTACTCTTAGATACTATTGCAGATGTAATTGCAGCACAAGCTCGTGCCTATGTAGATGAGACACAAGATGTAACTCAAGATAACTTCCCTCATCACAAAGCAACTTGGGAATATATCTCTAACTTAGAAAAAGCTGCGCGTCGTGGTGGTGGTATTCCTAAAGAAACATGGGAAGCTTTTGCTAAAGACTACATTGAAGTTATGCCTTCTATTACAGGTAAAACTACTGAAGCCATCTCTAACGGAGCTAAGATTTTACTTAACAAGTTTAGCGCAGTTAAAACTAATAAACCAGTTATTAACTTGCTTAAGGCTCAAGTATCTTTGTATCTTAGCAACTCTACAAATGCAGAGCAGTTCACAGACTGTATTGAATTCTTGCTTAACAAGGCAGATACTTTACTGAACATGACTGAAGCTGACTTGTTAGCTAACTTGTAGTATCTAGGAAGTATCTAGGAAGTATCTAAACTACTCCTCTCAAAGCATCGAGAGGGTAGTTTCTTGTAGTCTCTACACAACTCAGAGTTAATTAGAGATTACAAGAAACTATACAATATACAATACATACAATACATACAATACAATACATACAAGGAGATATCAGACATGGGAGAAGCAGATGTAATTAAAATACTAGACTTACTAATCAACGATAGAACTGTTACAGTATCTATAGACTCCCCCAAAAGCGTAGCTTCACTCAGAACGGCTATCTATAAAGCAAGAGAATCTTACAACATAGGATTCTCAGTTATGAATGATGTATCTTATGATGTATTTGAAGGTAAGAGTCTATCCTGTGTATACTCATACGAACATAAGAACTGCGTACTTAAACTAATACCTAAGGCAGGTAGAACCACTTACTCTATCTTAGAAATCTCTTAACAGCTCACCTTAGAAATACCTTAATACCTTATATGAGAAAATACCAACCTATCTGGATAGCTCTTAAAACTTCGCCTAAGAAAACTATCTCCATATCTGCACCTGCACCTATGCACAAGAGAATATCTAAAGCTGTTCTTAAAGAGAAAGATTTAGATTTAGGTTTTAGGTTTGAAGCTTCTCTAGAAGGTAGATGGTATCGTATATCTTACTCTAGTAATCACAACATACTAGAATTCAAACTAAAGAATGAGCGAATAACACTGGAGGATTTATGATACAATCAGATACACAATCAACAACCATCTTAGGACTAGAACTTAAAGAGAAAGTTGCTGCATTACAGAGTGCAATACTAGCAGCTCACCCTACAATGCCAGTACTTCTACGTACTATACATACACTACTTAAGAAAGACCCTGAGAATGTTACTCTACTATCAGAAGAGGACATCTCAGTTATAGTATCAGGACTTAAGAAACAGACTCTTACTGAGATTACTACAGCTGCCCTTAATAAAGGAACTGGAACTAAGAGCCTAAAGAAACTTACACTACTGGACTTGTAACATGAACTCCCCTGACCGAGAGGATGCTTCAGAACATATACACATCTGGAGTGGTAAGATAGATAAAGCTACTCATGTAGCACTGTACAAATGCACATCAGAAGATACTAAGTTCTTTTTCGTAGCTACAACTAATGAGTTCAGTGTTGAGAATCACATAACACTAAGCCCTGAGTTCTGTTGGCAATCTACAGCAGATACTCTAAGAGATGCACTATTCACAACTATATCTAACCATGTGATTGAAGCTACACTAAGACTGGCAAAGGATACCAATGCAACTTTCCAATGAGGCATTAGCAGTTCTGTTGTGTATAAGAGGTGACTTAACTCCTCACTTACAGACTATGATGTACGAGTACATAACTGAGAAGCCACTACCTAGATTCTGTACTCCAACTAATATACATCCAAGTCTCATACATAAGTTATATCCTGAGATACGCAGTAGAATGACTGCATTTAGTATATACCAAGTGTGTGTACTACTGGAGAGATTCCCATACACCTTACAAGAGGAGCTATATACATGGCTGACCCGCGACTGAAATTACTATCTTATTCTAGTTTACTAACTATGCACGAGTGTCCTAGAAAGTACCAACTATATAAACTTAAAGCTGCACGTTCTGAAGAAGATATAAGTTCCAGTGTAACATTCTCATATGGACACTGTGTAGGATTAGGATTACAACTTGTATTACAAGGTAAGACTGAATCTGAGATACTACTATCACTGTTCCAAGAATGGAAGTGTGACTTAGCAGCAGATAATCCTAAGCAGAATAAAAGTTTCTACCAAGCAGTGTATGCTGTACAGAAGTTCGTAGCTATGAGAGAACAAGGATACTTAGCTAACTATGAACTTGTTTCATACCGTGGAAAGCCTGCTGTAGAACTCTCATTCAGAATAACTATCTTAGGAGGTTACACATATAGAGGTTATGTAGATGCAGTACTCAGACATAAAATCTCAGGTGAAGTTGTAGTATTAGAAGTTAAAACATCTAGTGCATATGCTCTTAATCCTGCATCATATAAGAACTCTGCACAAGCTATAGGATACTCAGTAGTTCTAGATGTAATGTTCCCAGAACTGTCTTCCTATAAAGTAATCTATCTAGTATATAAAACTAAAGAGCTGGAGTATGAACAGTTAGATTTTTCCAAGACATACTTACAACGTGCGTTGTGGATTCAGGAACTTATGTTAGATGTAGATACTCTAACCTTATATGAAACCTCAGGTATCTATCCTATGCGAGGTGAATCTTGTGCAGGTAAGTGGGGCAGAGACTGTGAGTACTTACAAGTATGTACACTAAGTACAGATAGGTTATCTAGTCCAGTACCTCCAGACGATGAGCTAGATGCTGTAGAGTACCAGATAGAACTATCACTTGCAGACTTAATCACAAGTCAACTCACTAAGAACTAAGAGAGAGAGGAGAACATAACATGAAGAGACTAGATACTCCAGTTGTATGTGACATATGTAACAAGCGCAAAGGTAATGGATACAACCATGATAGGTGCGCAGCTAAGAGAAAGTTACTAGGTACTCACACAGGGGCTGGAGTAA